CCAGGCGAGGATCTCGGCTGCGCAGCAGCCGGCCCCGCGGCGAGCGAAGACACACTCCCTTCTTTCTGATCTGCAGAAGCAGAAGCAGAAGCAGAAGCAGAAGCAGAAGCAGAAGCAGAAGCAGAAGGGGGGTTTTCGGAAACCCCCACGAGGCCCCCTGCAGGGGGTTCCCTTGGACGCCCGCCCTTGGCTCCGTGCGGCGCGCCCAACTTCCCGTACTTCCCGTTCTTTCGGAGACGCGTGAGCCACTCGATGCGCCCACGCGTGCCGCGAATGCGCACGCCGTTTGGCGCTTCGTCACCGAGTTCTGCATCGATGACATGACGCGCGCCGCCCGCGCCGAACACGTGCTCGACGTATTCGATCGGCAGCACGTAACGCTGCTCGGTCAGGCACTGCCGCCAGAGGTGTTCCATCTTCCCCCGGGCGTGGTCGGCGTCGGCCAGGCCGGCGAGCTTCGCCAGGCGGACATAGCGGAAGTCGCCGAACGCCTCGTCCTCGACGCGGATGGCGGCCACTACCGCGCCTCGCCGATGTACTGCCTCAAGCAGCCACACGAATTGGTCACCGAGCGGGCGAGGTTGTCGGTTCGTACTGTCTTGAATCCGCCGCAATCGCAGCGACAGATCCACATCGATCGCCCGCCATCTACGCGCTTGGCGAATGACACAGCAACCAGACGGCCGAAGCGGCGACCCGTGAGATCGATGCGCTCTCGGGGGCGAGGCATCAGGCCTCGCCGAACGCGTTGACTGAGAAGAACATTCCGACACCCCCCACCCCGCGAAGAAAGAGCCCAGCCCGCGGAATTGCGAGCTGGGCCGCCGGGAGTCACGGCGCGCGACTTGTCCCCGGACAAACCTTGAGAGGCTCGCATGCGAGTTACGGCGAGGAGTTGGACGTCTGCTTTCCTGGTAAGGATTTGCGCACCTTGCGCCCATGAGACTTTCTCACTACAGTCTCTCTCCTACGCCCAGGAGAACCCCCGATGACCTTCCCCAGGAACACACCCAGCTCCACGCCGCAGGCCTCCGCGCAGGCCCGGCACATAGAGATGGTGAGGCCCCAGCTGCCGAGCTCGACGTGCCTCACCCACGAGTCGTCTCTGCCGATCTTGTCGGCCAGCTCTCGCGGGCTCAGCCCAGCTGCGATCCGGAAGTGGCGTACCCGTCTGGCTGAATCTGGAAGCATAGTGAGACATCATGAGAGCTTCTCACGTACTTGTCAAGAATGGTGTGCGCCTCTCATGGGCGGATGAGGGTTCAGAAGATGGCGAAGAAGACTGCACCACCAACCCCTCGGCCTCGTGGCCCCTCCCACACCGGGCCGCTGTACGAGATCACGGAGGACTTCTCCCGTCGCTTCGAGCGGCTGCTGGAAACCAAGAGCCAGGCCGATGTAGCCAGAGAGCTGGGCTCCTACCTGTCCGTGAAGCTGGGTGAGCCGATCAAGGTGGACGCATCGAGCATCAGCCACCTGCGCTCGGTGAAGTACCCCAGCTCACGGTGGGCCGGTCCTGTGGCCGAGATGTACAAGTGGCCGATACCGCCGATCGCTCGCGACCTGCTCGAGGGCGGGCACAGAGAGGCCCGCCTCAGCGCGACCATCTCCAGGCTGGAGCGTCTGCTCGACGTCAATCCCACCCGCTACGAGCACCTGGAGACGCTGATCGAGGGCGAGGCGCTCACGGTGGAAGGCGAACTGTTGAGCAACAAGGCGTCGGCGGCGTTACGTGGAGAAAGGGCGGGTGAGCAAGGCGTGAGGGGCGCGCCCTCCTCGTCCACTCAAGGCGACAAGGATGACGACGGAGAGTGACGGAGGAAGGGGGGCGTGGGAGGGTGGCTTCTCGCTTGGAGGGTGGCATGAGCAAGGACGTGGTGGAGCTGGCCCGGAAGCTGGAGCGGCTCCGAGAGGTGGACATCGAGGCCTACGAGCGCCTGAGCCGGAAAATAGACGAGTATCTCGTTGAAAGTATTCGTGCGCCCGGAGACGTGAGAGAATCTCATCATCGCGCTTGACTCGGTGAGAACCTCATGAGAGACTCTCATGCATGGACAACAACAGGTCGCCCGGCAACGACCTTCGCACTCAGCTGAACCTCCTCGACCTGGCCGACAAGGTCCCGTGCCTGTACGGCGTCGAGGAGTGCAACTGCCCCGGCTGCGCAGCTCGCGCGGCCCTCATCCAGGCTGACGCGTATCTGGAGCGCGGTCTGCTCCTGGACGCGTACCTGAAGACCGGCCACGCCGACTATCAGTTCGACTGGGCGCCCGTCCGCGAGGCTTACGAGCGCCTGGGTGTGGCGCTGGCGGAAGCACCGGACGACCTGCTCGAGTGCCCCCGCTGTCGATCGGTGGTCGCGGAGTCCGACGCGGTGAGCGTCCACCACGACCCGGACGAACCGGCAGACCAGCTCTGCGCCCCCTGCGCCGCGGAGACGTCGCTGTGCCCGGCCGAGCTGCTGATGGCGTGGTCCACGCGGGCGCGCCGGCGCGGAAGGTCGGTGTCGGCGTGATCGTCATCCAGCGCCTGGCCGACGGGACCGTCCGGCTCACCTCACCCGATCGCCCGACCGAGGACATCCGCCCGAAGAAGCGCCCCCGTCCGACGGAGCCACCGCACCCGACCGCCCGGGCCAAGACCGACCTCGCCGTCGGCAACATCCTCTTCGAGCAGCGTGGTGGCATCTGGCACGCCTATCTCGGTGCGGCAGGAGGCCACGGTCTCACCAGGCAGCTGGCGGCCGACGCCCTGCTCCGCCGGTGCCGCCTGGTCGAGATGCTGTTCGTGAGGCGGCCATGAGCCGTCGCAAGGAGACCAAGCCGGAGGCGCTGGACTGGCTGGCGTCGCACGACCGCCTCGACATGTACATGGTGCTCTGGGCCAACGCCCGCCGCACCGGCAACCGGTGGCAGTGGGTGAGCAGCCACAGCGGCTGGCGGTTCGGAGGCTGGCGATGACCAGAGAGCGCATGCGCTCGGTGAGGGACCTGCTCGCCGAGGCAAAGCGCCTGATGGGCGCCAGCGAGCTTCACGTCCAGTTCTTCGACGTACCGCGGGACGCGATGAGCACGCTGCTCGTCGAAGGGGCCGCGGTCACCAACGACGCGCACGGCATGACGGCGGCGATGGACTGGCGCGACGAATCGATCGTGCTCGATGCGTTCAGGGGCCCGGAGGTGGTGGGATGACGACGACAGCGAACTTCACAGCTGACCAGATGGAGCTAATCAAGACGACCATCTGTCGGGGTTCCACCGACGACGAGTTCAGGCTGTTCATGACCGTTTGCGGTCGGCTCGGGCTTGACCCATTCGCTCGCCAGATCTTCCCGGTGAGGCGCTGGGACAGCCAGGCCAACCGCGAGGTTATGTCCATCCAGACCAGCATCGACGGCTACCGGCTCGTCGCCGAGCGGTCCGGCAAGTACGAGGGCCAGGTTGGGCCGCTGTGGTGCGGCAAGGACGGACAGTGGCGCGACGTGTGGCTCGATAGCGAGCCGCCCGCGGCAGCCAAGGTCGGCGTCTACCGCAAGAACGCGCGCGAGCCGCTGTGGGCCGTGGCTCGCTGGTCGAGCTACGCGCAGACGAAGAAGGATGGCTCGCCGACGAGCATATGGAAGCGCATGCCCGACCTCATGCTAGCGAAGTGCGCCGAGTCGCTGGCTCTGCGGAAAGCGTTCCCGGCTGAGCTGAGTGGCGTCTACACCGCAGAGGAGATGGACCAGGCGCAGGTTTTGGACGCGCGGCTAGAGGCGCCCATCGTCCCCATTCGGCCCGCGCTCGCTCCGCACGAGCAGGTCATCGACGTCATTGACGAGCAAGGTCCTCCGCCGATCACGCAGACGCTCGAGGAGAAGATCACCGTCGCGGCCTCGCTCGAGGGCCTGGGCAAGCTCCTGCCCGAGTTGAGGGCGGTGAAGGACGAAGCCGACAAGTCGCGCCTGCGCGACGTCTACTCGACGGTGCGCAAGCGCCTCATCGCCGGGTACGCCAGCCAGCTCAAGGGCGAGGTGCAGTCGTGAAGATCCTCAGCCGATGGAACTCGAACACGGTCCTGTTCGAGGACGATAGCCCCACCCAGCGAGAGACCGTGATCGCAGCGGTCCTGCGCGGCGCCAACCTGCGCGGCGCCAACCTGCGCGACGCCAACCTGCGCGACGCCAACCTGCGCGACGCCAACCTGCGCGACGCCAACCTGAGCGGCGCCGACCTGAGCGACGCCAACCTGCGCGACGCCAACCTGCGCGACGCCAACCTGAGCGACGCCAACCTGCGCGGCGCCAACCTGCGCGGCGCCAACCTGAGCGGCGCCGACCTGAGCGGCGCCAACCTGCGCGACGCCGACCTGCCCACCTTGGTGCGCGTCGAGAATCTGGACCGCAAGATCCTCGGTGCCATCGAGGCTGGCGGCGCGCTGGAGATGAACACGTGGCACACGTGCAAGACGACGCACTGCCGGGCGGGATGGGCGATCAACCTGGCTGGGCCGGCGGGTGCGGTCCTGGAGGACATCTACGGGCCCGCGGTCGCCGGCGCGCTGATCTACGCGGCGTCCCGACCGGACAGGCCGATCCCCGACTTCTACGCGACGACCGAGGACGCTCTCGCGTCGATCCGCGATGACGCGGCCGAGGACACGGAGGTGCAGTCGTGAAGACCGACGACGATCGCGACTACAGCGAGGACCCGGTGGTCACCGAGCGCGACGAGCTGTCGAAGGAGTGCGAGCGGCTGGCCAACGAGAACGCTGAGCTGCGGACCAGGCTCAGCCTCGCGATGCAGGTGATCGACGCCTGCATCCCCAAGGGCGACCTGTGACCTGGACCGCCTCCAACTTCGAGCGCGTCCGCCGATGTCCAGCCAGCGCGGCATTGCCCCAGATCAACTGCACCTCCCAGTGGGCGCAGGACGGCATCGACGGCCACGCCGCTCTGCAGAAGTTCGTGGAGCTGGTGAGGCAGGGCGAGGATCCGGTCTGCGCCATCCGTGCGGTGCCGACGGAGTGGCGTCCAATCTGCGACTCGGTCGCGTACTTGGCCAAGCACCTGCGCTCGGAGCTGGCGTTCGCCTACAACGTCGCCAACGGCGAGGGTCGCGTGCTTGGCGTCAACCTGGACCGCCAGTACAAGCTCAACGACTGCGAGGTGGCCGGAACCGCCGACCTCGCCGGCACGGTGGAAGGCGTGGCGATCGTCATCGATCTCAAGACTGGGTGGGGCGAAGTCACCAGGCCCGACATCAACCCCCAGCTCCGCATCCTGGCCCTGATGGCAGCGCGCGCATGGGGCTGCGACAGAGCGAAGGTCGCCATCCTCACCGGCCACGAGGGCGCCGAGCCGAGTTGGCGCTGGGCCGAGCTCGAGGCGTGGGACCTGGACGAGGTCGCTGCGCAGGCGGCCGACACGTTCAACGCCGTGTCCAGGGCGAGAGAGAACATGGTGTTCGGCAGCGAAACCCCGAGCGTCACCGAGGGCTCGTGGTGCAAGTACTGCCCCGCAGCTCCGGTGTGCCCGGCCAAGACGGCCCTAATCCGTCGCCTCGCCAGCGGCGCTGAGGGTGACGAGCTGGAGATGATGCTGCCGCTGGACCGGCGCACCGCCGGCATCGCATGGGAGCGTCTGGGCCACGCCAAGCAGCTTCTGAAGCGGGTGGAGGCGGCGTGCCACGCCTACCTCGACGAAGAAGGTCAGATCGACCTGCCGTCGGGCAAGACGCTCCGCAAGGTCATCACCGAGGGCAACGAGCGCCTCGACGGAGAGGTGGTCTACAGCGTCACCAGGGAGCTGTGCGGCGCGGACATCGCCGATGGTGCCGTCGAGCGCAGGGCCACCAAGTCACGGCTGGAGGAAGCGCTGCGCGAGAAGCTGGGACGGGGCGCAGCAGCGCAGATGCGCACCGTGCTGGACGAGGTGAGGAAGCGCGGAGGCGCGTTGAAGCCGATGACCAAGAAGCTGGTCGAAGTGGACGGTGAGCCGTGACCCGCCCGCTCACCGGCCAAGAGCTAGCAGCCGCCGTGGACCGCATCCGCAGCTCGCCGCGGGTTGCACCCCTCGAGCTACACACCGACGACTGCCCGTGGATCACGACCTCGGGGCGCCGGGCCTGCCGATGCGGATGCGCGCCCATCCAGGCGCTCATAGAGGACTACCTGAGGCGCGAGCCTCCTGCGCCGATCGATCTCGGACCCGTGTATTGCGAATGGGGGAACCTGTGAGCGAGCGAGACCCGGAAGTGGAGGCCACCGTGGAGGCCATCGAAGGCGATGACCCAACCTGGGCCAGACTCGAGGGGCGTGACGTAAGCACGGAGTTCATTCGCCACTGCGTCGAGGCCGGCCGCGCGCTGGGCAGGGCGGAGAAGGTGGAGGCGCAGCGCGACGACGCGTGGGAGGCGGGGCGCAAGAGGGGGCTGGCGGAGTGGGAGGAGTTCAGCAGTCACGGCCTGGCTCAGGTTGTAGCTCGAGCCAAAGCCGTGGGCGCGAGCGAGGAGCTCGCCGGCCTGTTCCGCTGGCTGCGTGAGATGAACGGCGCAGTCGACGAACCTGACGAGGCTCTCGAGGGGCTTATGCAGCTGATCGATCGTGAGTTGCCACACCGCGCCCGCGTCGACGCGCCGGCCCAGCCCGCCCCGTGGCGCAAGGTCCTCCAGCTGTGGGTGGACTGGGCCATGAGCGACCCACCCGGCGGGTACGACCTGGACCACCTTGAGCACCTGGTGAAGCTGTCGCGTGAGGCGCTGGGCGAGGGAGGTGCGAAGTGAGCGAGAGGTGGACCCAGGAGATGGAGGCCGCTGCAGCCACGCTGGCGGAGCCGCGTAGCGATCACGTCCGGCCCGGTGGAGTCGCCCAGCTGAGGGAGTACGTCCGTCGGGCCTTGGCCGAGATCGTCCGCCTGCGCGCCGAGGTGTTCGACGGTCGCGAGAACCTGCACCGAGCCTGTGCGCAACGCGAGGATCGCATTGCAGAGCTGGAGGCCGAGGTCGAGCGGCTGAACACGCTGCTGAACACCAAGCTGAACGACGAGACGCGGATGGGTGCCCGCGTGGTCGAGCTTGAGGACAACCGGGCAGCCCGCGCTCGCATTGCCGAGTTGGAGGCCGAGCGCGAGAACCAGTTCGGCGACCTCCTGCCCAAGCTCTACGCCCGCATCGCCGAGCTGGAGTGGGCGCTGCGCGAGCACGGCGAGCACTCAGAGCCGGATGAGGAGAACGGCGTGGAAGCCTGCCCCGCGCGCGTCCAGCAGTACCCGGGCATCCTGTTCGGACTTTGCACCTGCGGCCTCGACGCCGCCCTCGCCGGTCAGCGCGAGACTCCGCCGGCCGCGGGTCTATTCCACAAATACGTCGTGGGTAAGGCGGATGGCTCACGGACCGATCCGGCGGCGGACTACTTCGTGCTGCGCCTGGACACCGACGCCGCCGCCCGCCACGCGGCGCGGACCTACGCGCGCGACGTCGAGGGTAGCAATCCCGACCTGGCTTCGGATCTCCGCTCTCGCTGCGACCGGTACGCCCTGCCTCCCCTCGCCGGCCAGCGCGAGACGACCGCAGAGCCTGGGCCGGAGTGCCCGCGCTGCGGGGCCGTCGACGCCGGACGCTCGAGCGGGCTGTGCGTCACGTGCGACGGTCACGTGAATCGGCGGCAGGCCCTCCGGGGCGCTGATTGGCGGGGTGGCAGGTGACCGCCGCGAAGGACCCGCGCTGGCGCCGCGCGGAGGCGATCCGCGCCCGGATCCTCCAGCTGCTCGGCGCCGCGCTGCTGGGAACCCCCGTCGCAGGCTGCACGCTCAGGGCCTGCCTCTTCGGCCTGTTCCCCGGCAAGCCGCCTTCCCAGGGAGAGGTGACCGCGGCGCTCGGGGTCCTTCGCCGCCAGGGCAAGGTTGTGTTCCGAGGCCGGCGATGGAGGCTACGCGTCGAGACCGGACCGGACGCATGGGCCATGGACGAGGAGCCTGGACTGTGACCGAGGACCAGTGGCTGTCCGAGATCGCCCGCACCTGCCGGTCCTGCCCCGAGTGCTGGGAAGTGCCGTGCGGTGGATGCCAGCAGGGCGGCGTCTGTGACGCCATCTGCCACTGCTACAGGCACGACAATGGCGACGAACATGACGAGCAGGACCAGCCATGAGGAACCCCGAGGCCCTCGGCTCGCCCGGCTGGCGCCACTGCTCCGGCTGCGCCCCAGGCCAGCAGTGCGACGGCCACCGCCATCAGAACAAGCTCCACCAGCGCGCCAGCCGACGGCGCCGCGGTCTCATCAAGGGCCTGGTCCGGTGCGCCATCTGCGGCGTGAGGGGTCACGACCGACGCACCTGCCCCGCGGAGCCGACGCGATGAGCGCCGCCCTGCACTGGGAGCTTCTCGCTCTCCGCGAGCGCGACCCGGTCAACGAGCCTGGCGTCCTGGTCGGCGTGGCCGCGCCCGACGGCTCGTGGCTGCGCTGCGGCCACCACCACACCGAAGACGAGGCGTACGCCTGCACCTGGGAGCCAGAGCCGTACCCGAGCGACGTGACGCTCTACGTGAAACAGGTCCGCACGATGGCACCGCCGGTTCAGCTCGGCTTCGGCTGGGCGGCGCGGGCCGGTCGGAGGGCGGGGTGACCTCGCCGTTCCTCAGCAGCGCCGAGGCAGCGCAGTACCTCGGCATGAAGACCTCGAGCGGCGTGCGGCAGGCGGTGCTGGCCGGCCGGCTGCGGCCCGACGGGTACACGCGCGGCTACAAGTTTCGCCAGGAGACGCTCGACGCGTACCTGCGCCAGGAGCTGGAGAAGCATGAGCATCGAGCAGGTCGGTCCGCGGAAGTGGCGGGTGAGGGTGCAGTACCGGGATCCGAGGACGGGGCGGAGCCGAAGCCTCGAGAGGATCGTGGACGGCTCGCGCCGAGAGGCCGCCGCCAAGGAAGTGGAGCTGCGCGGGCGCGCGAAGAGCGCCGGCGAGCGCAGGCCACGGCAGAAGCTCCGGACCTTCGCACGCTCGTGGCTCGCCTCCAGGGTGGGGTCGCTCAAGCCCAGCGTCGCCCTGAAGTACGCCACCAGTCTCGATCGGCACGTGCTCCCCGCCCTCGGTGACCTGTACCTCGACGCAATCACGCACACCGACGTGCAGGACTACGTCAACGCGCGCGCGGCGGCGTCGGCGGGGAATACGGTGCTCAACGAGCTGCGCCTGATCCGGACGATCTCCCGCGACAGCTTCGCGGATGGCGCTGCACCCAGGCACTGGGGCGACCGCGTGAAGCCTCCCACCATCCAGGGCTACTCGGAGGAGCGGCCCAACATGCTCACCGCAGACCAGCTTGGCCTGATGCTGGCGAAGGTTCCCGAGCAATGGAGCCTGCTGGTCGCGCTGATGGCGTTCACCGGCCTACGCTGGGGCGAGGTGAGCGCGCTGAAGTGGGGCGACGTGGACTTCTACAGCGGAGAGCTCCGGATCCGGCGAGGGAACTGGAAGGGCCGCGAGGTGGCCGCACCCAAGACCGAGCGGAGCCGGCGGAAGGTGCCCATCCCGGCCGCTCTGACCAGCCAGTTGATGGAGGGGACGCCAGAGGTCGAGCGGACCGGGCGGACGGCCGAGGTGCTCGTATTTCCCGCGCGCGCCGGCGGGCTCCACAAGGGCACGCCCCTGCGCAAGGTCCTGCAGCAGGCGTGCGCGGCCGCGGATGTCCCGGTCATCACGCCCCATGGCCTGCGCCGGACGTTCAACGATCTCTTGAGGCGCGTCGCGGACAAGGAGGTGGCGAAGGCGATCATCGGGCACACCACCGACGCGATGCACTCGCACTACTCGCGGATCGACAGCGGCGAGAAGGCGGAGGCGACCCGTCGAGTCGAGGAGCTGGTGGGAAGGAAGGGAGAGGAATGAGCGCGAAGTCAACGATAGAGTGGACGGACGCGACCTGGAACCCGGTGCGCGGCTGCTCGCGGGTGAGCGAGGGCTGCCGCAACTGCTACGCCGAGCGCGTGGCGGCGCGGTTCGCCGGCCCGGGCCAACCGTACGAGGGGCTCGTGCGCCGTCCGAGCACGGCCAATGGACAGACGGAGCCTCGCTGGAACGGCGAGGTGCGCTTCGTGCCCGGCCGCCTGGCCGACCCGCTCCGCTGGAAGAAGCCGCGCCGCGTGTTCGTGAACTCGATGAGCGACCTATTCCACGAGCGCCTCAGCGACCAGGAGATCGCCGCCGTGTTCGCGGTGATGGCTGCGGCGGACCACCACACGTTCCAGGTGCTCACCAAGCGCCCGGAGAGGATGCGCCAGTGGTTCGGCTGGCTCGAAACCTCTGCCGACATCGGACGGTGGCACGGTGCCCGGGCGGCGCTGAGCTACGCAGCCCAAGTGATCGGCAGCGCCCACGGCGTGAAGGTCCCCGCTCCGCCCGCCATCTACGGCGTCCTGTGGCCTCTGCCGAACGTCTGGTTGGGCGTCTCGGTGGAGGACCAGACCACCGCTGACGAGCGCATCCCACTCCTGCTCGATACGCCCGCCGCCGTCCGGTTCGTGAGCTACGAGCCTGCGCTCGGGCCGGTCTGCCTTTCCGACCTCCATGACGGCTCCGGTGGCGTCATCATGCCGCTAGTCGGGCTGCACTGGGTCCCGACCGGGCAGGGCATGAAGCTCAGCGGCGGAAAGGGACCGCGCCTGGACTGGATCATCGCTGGATCGGAGAGCGGCCCCGGTGCGCGCCCCGCCGAGCTCGGGTGGTTCCGATCGGTGCGCGACCGATGCGCCGCTGCCGGCGTCCCGTTCTTCTTCAAGCAGTGGGTCGGCGAGCGCGGCCTCACGCCGAACCACCTCGGCGTCCACCACGACGGGACCCCAGGTCGCAAGGTCTCCCTCCCCATCCTCGACGGCCGCCAGCACGTAGAGTGGCCGGCTGAGCACCTCCATCACGAGACAGAATGCAGCGGGAGTGCAGCGGACGACGAATACGGAGGTGGAAATGAGTAGAGGTGCCACCCGGATTCGAACCGGGGCTGGAGGTTTTGCAGACCTCGCCAGGCTGAGCGCTTGCGCAGTAGATAGCGAGAGCATACGCGAAGATGGGACATCGTCGCGTGTCCCTAACAGCGTAGCCGTTTCGAGGTCTGCAGCGGGAGTGCAGCGGAAGATTCGCAACCGCCCGCGCCAGCTGACGGAGTGCCAATGATCAGCCTCGACGACCGCGCCAGGCGCGCCCTCGGCTACCGCCGCCGGTACCGCGAGCAGGGCAGGTGCTCGGCCTGCGGCCGCCCAGCGGACCGCCCGGGCCGGCGGACGTGCCAGGCCTGCGCCGACCGGAACGCCACCTACGAGAAGGAGCGGGCACGCCGTCTCGCGCCCGAGGTGCGCGGCCCGAACTCGTGCGGGACCTGCGGCGCGCCCGGCCACAACCGCCGCTCCTGCCCGGGCCTGCCGAGGCTGCGGAGCGACAGCCCGCCGCGCCCCTGCGCCCGCTGCAGCGCGCTGACGGCGCCCGGACAGGCTCTCTGCCCGGGCCACATCCAAACTCTCGCCGAGCTGGCCGCCGAGCGCGCGGTCGGCCGAGGAATCGACATCGAGGACGGAGGAGACGAATGAAGAAGCACTTCGTGACGTTCTACTCGCCCGGCACGTTCTTCGCGGAGTCGTCGCGCCGCGAGATCGCCGAATGGGATCCGGCGCTCGCGGTGGCCATGGCCAAGGACGTCGTCGAGCGGCACGGCGCCCGGCCGTACGGGTTCCGATTCTCGACCGATGTCGTCCGCGATCCGGTGCCGGACGGTGAGGGTGGCACGTTGCGCGTCGAGGGCCGCCAGGTCGCCGACTCGCCGATGCACTTCCTCGGCGGCGAGGTGGTCACCTACGACCAGGTCGAGGCGCGCAAGGATCGCAAGCTCGACATCCTGCTCTCGAACATGCGCGGCAACGGTTGGCCGCTCGTCATCGAGGTCCGCAACGGCTACCTGAGCACGCTGCCCTTCGCGGTCACGGACCTGATCGTCGACGCGACCGGCGCCATCGTGACGACCGGGCACGACGATCGGTGGACGACCTACCGGGCCGAGAAGCTCGCCGAGTGGGACGCCGAGAGGAAGGGGTGACCGGATGATCGTGTACATCGCAGGCTGGGCCACCGGGGCGGCCACGGCCCTCATCCTGGCTGCGGAGTGGCGGCGCTGGGCGCACAGGGCCGGGCGGAGGCTGCGTGGCCGGCGCCAGCTCGAGCTGAGGCTGCCGAGGAGGGCGCGGTGAGCGCGCCGTACAAGCCGGGCGGGATGCGCCGGTTCCGCCTGGCCAGGGCGCGCGGAGGTCCTCGTACATGCGTGGCGCAGGGAGTCGTGTTCTGGGACGGGACCGTGGTCTTGCGCTGGCTGGGCAACGACGCATCAACGATCACCTTCACGTCGCTGGCTACGATGGAGACGGTCCACGTCCACGACGAAACGTGGATCCGATGGGAGGATTTCTGCTGCTTCGTGTGCGGCACGGAGTGCGGCCCTGCAGTCGGACCGGGGTGGTGCAGCGCGTGCGGCGCTACGTGGGACGAGCCAGCGTCCATGCCCGAGCCGGCGCCATCCGCGAGATCGTGGAGAGCGAAGACGACAACTGCGGAACCAGAGCTCGAAGCCGAGAACCTCAGACGGCGTGGCCGCATCACCGATCTCGAGGGCGAGATCGCGATCTTCCAGACGGTAAACGCCGAGCTCGAGGAAGAGAACGCCCACTTCCGAGCGGCTGCCGCCGAGCTGGAGGACGACCCGACCGCGGAGATCGACGAGGCGGACCGCCAGGCCGGCAGGCGCCGCGCGGCGAGGAAGAGGACACGATGATGATCGCCGACTGGGCCCGGCGCTACTTCGCTCCGGTCCTCGACAACCGCATGGGCACGACCGGCCCCTCTCCGCTCGGACTGCGCGCGCTCGAACTGGCGCGCTCCCAGATCGGGCGCGGCGAGTCGGGCCGCAACAACGAAGGTCCCGACCTGGACCGGTACCGCATGGACAAGCACGGCCACGTCGGGCCCGCCGGCGCGTGGTGCGCCGCATTCGGCTGCTGGTACCTGGAAGGCGCCGGCGCCGTCTTCAAGCGCAGCCACAGCGCGAAGACGCTCTTCGCGAACCTGTTGAAGGCCGGCGCGCGGAAGGTCGCCGAGCCGGCGCTGGGCGACTTGTCGCTCTGGCACCGCGGCGTGGCCGGCGCGCGGACGGGTCACTGGGGGATCGTGTCCGCGCCACTCGACGGGTCCGCCTTCAAGACGATCGAAGCGAACCGCGGTGCTTTTCCGAGCAAGGTGCGCGAGTACCCGCACGAGCTGGGCGAGGCGCTGCTGCTCGGGTTCGCGAGGCTGCCGTGAGCTTCGCCCGCTACTGCCTCGAACTCCTCCTCTTCGCCGTGGTCGCGGTGTGGTTGTTCGCGGTCCTGATGTCCGACGGAGGCTACTGGTGACGACGCGCGCGGCGTGGCCGCGCGCTGAACAACTCTGCGCCCGGCATACCGCCGGGATGCGGGAGATCGGGGCCGCAGTGGCCCCACGACGAGAGAGGTCTTGCCAATGAAGCGAGCGATTCTGGTCCTGCTGTTCTTGTTCCCCCTGCCCAGCTGCGGCTTCGACGAAGGAGGTGACGACGACGAGATGAGCGAGTGCGCCGACGGCGCGTGCGAGATGGACTACGGCGGAGAGCTGGCCGGTGCCGAACGCGATCAGGCGCCGGACCCAACAGCGGAACTGAGTCCCGACGAGCTGCCAACGTTCGACTGGAAGCCGGACACCGCCGCCGTCTGTGGCACCCAGTGCACCAGTATTGGGGGTAACTGCTGCTTCGCAGGCACGGGCGGCAACGGCATCTGCTGTGGGGCCGGTGGAATGGCGGGGAGGGACGTCTGTCTACCCACGCAGTGGGGGCCCATGTGCTGTGCGTGCATCATCCCATCAGGGACCGGGTGCGGGGATCCGCACTACTGCGGCTTGCACTGCTCCTCCATCGACCCCGAAACCGGAGAGTGCATCGGCTACCACTAGGGTCTCCACGTGTCCTGGATGGCGCGAATCCCGTCGAGGGCCCTTTCGTGGTCCTTGCCAGACACCTCGACGGACCCTGAGCGGCCGGAGATGCATCGAGGCACGTAGTCGGCGTAGCAGGGTCTTCGGCAGCTCTGATTGACCTTGCTGTGCGGGTCGTCGGCCCGACCCTCTCGGCACAGCTTGTAACCGCACCAAACACGAGCCTGCTGATCGCAGGAGTCGCTCAACGTGAGCGGCTCCCTTTCTTCCGCCCGCCCCCACAGAAGCCACGCAAGAGCCCCCAGCAGCACCACCAGCACGAGCTTCTTCATCGAGTCCCCTCCCCCTTCGAGCGATCCATCCTGCGGTGGCGCACACGGGCGGCGCAAGGGCCCTCACGCTCGACGCCTCACGCGTCTAACGACGCAGGTTGTTCTTCAGCGCGATTAGCTCGTCGATGATCCGGCCCAGCCGGGCGGCGTCGATCGGGCGCCCTTCGCGGATCTCGAGCTGGGCCTGGTGCAGCTCGTGGACCGCGTGGTCGATGCGCTCCCGGGCTCGCCGGTCCCTCATCGGCCCCACGCGGCGGCCAGGATGGCCATGGCGACGACCACGGTACATCCGACGATCACCCAGGCGAGCCGGATGGCAGCGCGCTCGACGGGGGCGCGGCGAGGGTCCGGTGACGCCCACCGGATCGGCTGCATGGGGAAGGGCGCCGGCTGGGGCGGCGGGACGGTCTCCGGTACCTCGTGGATCGGAATGGAATCGGCCGGCGCGGGCCGGGGTGGCAGGTAGCCCAGCGCCTCGGTGACCAGCTTTCGGTGAACGTCTGCTGGGATCCTCGTGGTCTTTCGGCTGTCGTCCCAGGTCTCGCTCCAGTCGAGCGGTGGGAGCTTCTCGGTCGCACGAGCCTGGTCCGGGTCGATCGGCTCGACCACCGGGGGAGGGGGCGGCAGCGGGGGCGGCCGACGAGCCATCTCTACTTCCGCTGGCGATCGCGCAGCTGGCGGGCCTGCTCGGCGAGATCCTGAGCGGCACGGAGACGGTTGGCCTCGGCGCTGATGGTGGCCAGCTCTCGGGCCGTGCGTTCCGCCTCCGCCTTCTGCTTGGCCGCCTCGGCCTTGTGCTTCTGCGCGCGCCAGGTGGACCATGCGCCGTACGCGGTCAGCACGCCCTCGATGATATGGGTCCAGTCCGTCACTTCGCTCCAGGGGTGGCTGCTGCGGCTGCAGCGGGTGTGGGCGGTAGCGGCTCCTGCACCTCGGGCGCGACCGGAGCCGGGCGCGGCGCCACTCGAGCGGAGCGCCGGCCGAGCAGCTTGTCGATCCGCCGGCGCTCGGTCTCCAGGTCCTTGCGGGCGGTGTCGAGGTCCTGGCGCAGCGCAACCACCTCGTCAGCGGTCGCCTCGAGCTTCTCTCGCGTGGCCTGGTAGCCGGCGCCTGCCTCGACCTTGGCCGTCTTGGCGAGCTTCGCGCCGTTCTCGCCGAGCTCGGTGGCTTCCTCGGCCGTGGTCTTCGCCTCGCAGCTGTCCACGCGGCTCCAGACGGCGGTCATCAGAGCCAGCGCGAGGCCCACAACCATGCCGTTGATCTTCTGCTTGGTGCCGGGGTCGATCCCGAGCGTGACGGGGGCGGTCCTCGACCGCGCGGGCGGGGCTTCGGGTAGCGCGATGCTGGGATCGGTGTCGCTCACTTGTTAGACCTCATTGTGATGCTTAGTTTGCATTGACATGCAGATCGACGATCCACGACTTCCCGAGCGCTTCTGGGCGAAGGTGTCCCCATGTCCCATGACCGGATGCTGGCTGTGGGTCGGGGCGCTCCTTCGCTCGGGCGGATACGGCGCGGTGAGGTGGAATGGAGGCGCCGCCCGTGCGCACCGCGTTGCATACGAGGAGTTGGTGGGGCGAATCCCGGAAGAGCTTGAACTCGACCACCTGTGCCGCGTCCGCTGCTGCGTGAACCCGGAGCACCTCGAGCCGGTCACGCACGCGGTCAATCTCTTGCGCGGCGTCGGCACCGCGATCCAGATCAAGCGGAACAAAACGCACTGTCCGCGCGGCCACGAGTACAACGCCGACAACACGTACAACGCGCCCCACGGCGGCCGAAATTGCAGGACCTGCCTTCGGGAAAAGGAGGCGCGTCGGCGTGCTCACCGGGTCACCACCCGAAGCTCGTGAGTGCGTTGGGCGCCGCGTCAATCGTTTCCGCATTCGCGCCGACCCAGAGCCATGCGCGTAGGATGTTGCCTACCGGCGAAGTGCCGGCGCCCGCGCCGAGGCCCTTGAACGTGCCGTTGGTGACCACGCCGTTGAAGGTCCCGGTGATCGTCTCGTAGGGGGTGCGGCACCGGAAGCGCGAGGCGGTCCGGTTGTACGAGACGAGGATCGGCAGGACATGCCGCCGGTGGTCGAAGATGCCGTCGGTCGTCACGCCAGCGCAGTTGAGCCTGAGCAGGCCGGTCGAGCCGATGCCGATCCAGAGCGCGGTGCCGGTGCCTGATCCGATCGTGATGAACAGCCGGGTCGCGGCGGCAGAGACCCACTGCGACCAGATGAGCCAGCTCACCGAGTTGGCATTCGGATCGTAGAGAGCCTGATTGCTGAGGGAGAGCCGCTGGATCGCCGCCTCGGTGAACCCAACGCCCTGCTCGACCCAACCGGTGATCGAGTTCTGGTAGGTCACAGCCACGCCGTTCGGATCGAGCGTGGCGGCTCCGACCACGGGCGCGAGGTTTCCGCTGGCGTCCTGCATCAGCCATCCCGCGGTGGGGGCAGGTAGCGCAGGAGACGCAGTGGTGAAGTCCGCTGACGAGTCGGCGATGATGCCGGTTCCCCAGTTGCCCGCCTCGCGCGTGTAGACGGTGCGGCCCTTGATGGACCCGGTGAGGCGCCGCGCGGTGGAGCCGTCCGGCGCGGAGAACGGCGGATCGGAGTCGGCGATGTAGATGTAGTCTCCGATCGCCCCAGCCCCCTGCCCGCCTCCGATCTGGATGATCGGCGCGTTGGTTTGGCCCTCGAGGTCGGCGCCGTCGCCGGTGTTGCCGACGACGTAGGGGACCCTCGGGAAGCTGCCGAAGCCGAAGGCGCCGCCGAACTTCAGCTTGCCACCGGTCGTGCCGCGGACGTGGTTGTACGTCACCTTCAGGCCGTCCATTCCGAACGTCGAGCTGCAGAGGAACCCGTTCTGCATCGTCCCGGCGCCGAGGTTCAGCACCATGTTGTGGCTTATGTCCACGTTGTCGGAGCGGCTGGTGTTCGCGTTGACCATGACGCTCTGCTGGACGTCGCCGGTCGCATGGCGGTGAGTGATCTGGTTCCCGAGGATCGACAGGTGGGGAACGTTCTCGAAGGTGAGCGCGGTCGTGACGCCGTTCTGCTCCACCTTGTTGTTGGCAAATATGACCTCGCTCGGGTTCGAGCCGCCGGTTGCTGCGATGAGGACGCACTCGTTGTCCGTGTCAGACACGGGCCTCGTGATGGTGTTCCCGGTGAACACGAGCTTGTTGAACGTCGAGCGGAAGCTGACGGCCGGCTGGTTGTGGTTGCTCGGCGGCTCGATGATGTTGTCCACGAAGACGAGGTTGCTGCAGTCGAGCGCATCGACGCAGCCAGCCACCCGGTTGCGGGCGAAGATGAACGAGCTGTTCGGGTGGGTGTTGTTGAGCCCGGTGAGCGTGACCGCGATCGTCCCTTCCACCGACTCGATGATGTTGTCCACGATCATCGAGCGACGCGGCGAGGTGTTCTCCGGGTTCGATCCGCCGGTCGGCTCGTGGTCGATCGCCTGGTCTCCGGTGTTCCTGAACCGACAGTTTGCAACGATGTAGTCGTCCACGTTGCGCTGCAGGCCGATGCCACTGCGGTTGCAGAAGTTGAAGTCGCAGTGCGCGATGAGCACGTTGGTGACGCCGCCGATGACGTCGGTCCCGGTCGCGTAGAATCGCCAGGTGACGGTGCCGTCCACGATCGCCGACCCGGTTCCGGTCGGGGCGACTGCGCCTGTCGTACCGCCCACGATGGCCTCGTAGACGTTGCCGGCGTTGGTCCGGTAGCCACCGGTGCCGACCACGTTCCCGGTGGTCCATGCCACGGGATGTCCCAAGGGCGCACCCACCATCTGGATGGCGTCGCCGGGGCTGTTGTAGAACCAGCAGTTGGTGAAGGTGACGCCGTCCACGCGGCCGAGGTCGGTGCTGTTGCCGCCGAGCCGGACGTTGTGGGTCTGCTCCTCGATGTTGGTGAGGTTGTCGACGTTGCCGTCGAAGGCCATGTCTCGGAAGCTGATGCGCGAGCAGTTGCCGTGGATGTAGATGCCGTACCAGGCTCCGTCGCCGCCGTCGCCGGTCATCTTGATGACGCTGCCCGGCCCCTCGCCGACGATCTCGAAGTCCACCACGTCGTGCAGGACGATCGCTCCGAGGTCCACCGCGCGCGGGGTGAGGTAGATGCCCTTCGGGATGAAGATGCCCTTCAACCCGTTGGCCAGCGCGAAGGTGATCGCCGCGTTGATGGCGGTGAGGTCGGCCGGCGTGGCGTCGTCGCCGACTGCCCCGAAGGCTGGGTCGCGGATGTTGGCGTGCGTACCAGCTCCGCCGCCTCCTGAGCCCGGAGGCCCCGGAGGGCCAACAGGGCCAGCCGGTCCAGCCGACCCGGCAGGGCCGAGCGCGCCCTGAGAGCCTGCCGGACCCTGTGGGCCCGGAGGGCCGGGCGGCCCCTTCCTGATGCGTCTCATGCGGCTTTAACCTCGAGCGCGACCATCGCGGCCGCCTGACTGGGGGACCACGAACAGGTGCAGTTGGTCTGCCCGATCGCGTGCTCGGACTCGAGTCTCTGCGTGTTGGCGCTGGTGGATCGCTCGGTCAACCGGGTGAAATCCGAGTCCGAGGTCACCACGGTGGACGACGTCGCGACGAAGGCGAGCATACGGCTCGTGCTCGCGACGAGCGCGCTGTTCAGCGTCACGCCGAGGGTGAGCGCGGCGGCAACCTGCCCCGTCTTGCTCTGCCCAGTCGCTCCGCTGCCGTTCGTGCCGCTGGCGTCGGCTCCGCTGTACTGGATGACGCTCCAGATGAAACTTGTCTGGGTCACGCCGCCGAAGTCGAAGGTGATGGCGCCGGCGCTCGGAGTCGCGCCCTGCGCGCGGAAGACGGTGAGTTGTCGGTTGGCGTCGAGCGCAATCGTCGCCACCTGCACCCATGTCAGCCCGTTGCCGGTCGCCGTCGGCGCCACCAGCGAGACGGCCGAGTAGGCGGCGATCGCGGCGTAGACCACCTGGTTAGCAACCGGCGTGATGGAGGCGGTCGCCACCGACGCCCCGTCCACGGTGGACTGGTTCTCGGTGAGCACCGTGGAGATCGGGCTGGGCAGGGACGGCCCATAGCCGACGTTTGCTCCGACGCGCGCGCCCGAGCGCGGGCCAACTCGAGGTCCGACGCGGATGCTCATTCCCCGACGCGCCCCCAGACCTTGCCGTTTCCGGTGCCACCCGAGGTCACGAACTTCAGCCGCACCTCTTCGCTCGCAAGGTCGGCGAGGTGGAGCATGAACTTCGTCGCCGCGCCGCCGGGCACAGGCGACACGACGATCGCCGTCTCCTGCACCCAGTCGGCGTCCGTGGTCTCCACGATCCGCTCGCGCTTCGGCCTGTTGGTGGTCCAGACGGTGACCGCGGTGGTGAGCGTGCCGGTGAAGTCGCCGTGGAAGCTGACCTTGGAGCCGGCCCCGCACCGCAGCGGGACCGAGTACTGCGTACCGGCCATGGCCAGCGGGGCAGTCGGGTTGGTCGCATCGGAGACGACGAGGACGGGGGTTGAGACGCGCATCGGATCACCTCATGGCGCGGCGGATGGCGCCGAACTCGGATTGCTTGCTGGTCTGCATCTTCGGACCGCTAGCGGGCGGCTGAGCGGATTGCATGGCCACGGCGTCCTCGGCGCGGCGGCGCGCGAGGTACTCGGGGGCCATCGTGTTGTCGAGCGGCACGTCGAAGACGAGGCTGAGCCGGGTCATCATCGGGTACGGCATCGACTTCGGCGCCTCGGACACCTGCTCGACCAGCTCGTCCTGGATCTGCTGGAAGAAGCGCGGGAACACCTCGCGCAAGGCCAGCGCGGCGACGGGGCTCACCGCACCGATTGCCAGATCGTGCAGCACGGTCAACGGCTCGGTGGATGCGCGCACCGCGTCGGAGAACCGCTGGAGCTCGGCTGCGTTCGGCCGGTAGGGCACCGGCTTCACGGTCGGCGGGCGCGGGTCCTTGGGCACCTGCCCAGCCAGCCACCCGAGGCGGTGCACGATGGCGTCGGCGATCGCGCCGGCCAGCGCGGGCGGTGCCGGGATGGACTCCAGAATCTGGCGGCGGACCTCCTCGGGGTTGCTGGACACGCGCTCCAGCTCCTCGGCGCGGTCGCGGAACAGCTTCAGCGGGTCCGGCTTGCCCTTCGGCGCCGGCTCGCCCGAGGGCTTGCGGGCTGGCTTCGCCTCGTCGATCGGGTCCCAGAGCGGGCGAGAGAGGACGCTGGACAGCGCGGCGGACGACCGCGTGACCACCGGTGCCGCCTTGTCCGCGCCGCGGACCAGCACCCGCACGGCGGTGGCAGCGCCATCCTGCGCGCTGGCTCCGAGATGAGCGATCCTGGCCACCGAGCCGGGCAGGCGAATCCCCAGCTTGCCCAGCGCGCCGCTGGCCGCGCGGAACTTCAAATAGGCGCTGAGCAGCGGGCCAACCACAGGGATGTCCTCGCTGTTGGGCAGGCCAGCCGCGCCGGCCAGGAGGTCCGCGGCGGCCACCGCGTCGCCGGCGCCGCCGCGCTGGCGAACGCCGCCCGGCTCGCCCACCGCCGACTCGGCGTGGCGGGTCATGACGTCGGTGACGATCTCGTCCTGCTTGCCCACCGCCTCGTCCATGCCCTTCACCGCGTCGTCGAGGGCGGCGCCGGACACGTCGTCGAGGTAGGGGCGCACGGCCTGGGCGAGGTCGTAGTGCGCCTGCTCGGCGGCGCGGACCGTCTGGAATCCGTCCTCGAAGTCGGTGGCGGCCCCGCGCAGGTTCTCCGCGTCCACCGTCTGCTTCGGCAGGATGGAGCGCACCTCGTCGGCCATCGGCGCGCTGTTGAGCGACGATTCGTCCACCGCGCGGAAGCGCACGAGCACGGGGCGGTCCGTCTCCGCTGCGGCCAAGAGGCGATGATTGCCGTCCGCCACGCCGAGGGCCCCGGACGGGCCCATGTCGATCTCGATGGGGGGCATATCCGCGCCCTCGTCCCACCCCTGCTTGATCGATCCGATGCGCTCGGCCCGGGTCTCTGCGGACGGAACGAGGCCGCCCAAGCTGCTGTCCGCCAGCTCGCTCGGCCGCACGACGTATCCGACCGCTCGATGGTCCTCGGACGAGAGCTGGCGGAACGTGGGAACGCCCTGCTTAATGGATGCGCCCTCGTCGAAGAGCTTCAGCCCCTGGTTCTCGATCGACGGGTCGAACCCGGGCGCCGCGAGGGCGTCCTCTGCCACCGCGGGCGCGCGCGCCGCCGGCTCGGCCGGCCCGGTGAACCCGGCCGCCTTCAGGTCATCGAGGTTCTCGGCCTGGAACGCCTTCGCTCCGGCCTGCTTCTCGGCCCAGTCGCTCACCTTCGGGGCCGCCTTGGCCGCACGGTCGCGCATGAACCGCAGATCCGCAGCCGCGCCGGGGTTGGCCGCCATGATCTCGTCGGCCTGCCGCACGAGGTCGTCGGTGGCGCTGGCCATCTCGGCCGCGTGGTTGAGGACGCCGCCCTTGGCCGCCTCGACGGCGCGCGCGCTGCGCAGCTTGGCGGGGATCAGCTCCTCGACGAGGTACCCGGCATCGGGCCGCTTGGAGGCGACCAGCGCATCGGCCAGCCCGGTGCGGATCTTGGCGTCGGCCGTGACCCCGGCCGCCTCCAGCTTGCTCCCCGCCACCGCCTCGCGGCTCTCCGCCGCCTTGCGCCAGCCGGAGGTGTACGTCTCCGAGAGCTGTATGCGGCCGTCCATGACCAGCCTGGCGCGCTCCAGCTTGGCCTGCTCGACGGCGAGGGCGTCGCCCACCTTCGACACCTTCGCCTTGGCGACTGCCGCCTTGGCCTCGGCCTTGGCCAACTCGGCCTGGAGCCGCGTGTCGGCGATCTTCAGGCGCGCCCCGGCGCCCACCTCGGCCAGGTCCTTCTTTCCGCCCAGGCGGTACTCTTCCAGCTTCAGTTTCTGCTCGGCGGAGAACGCGGTCTGCTCCTGAGCCGTCGCTCCGCGCGCCTCCACCAGCTCCAGCTTGCCCCTCTGCTTCAGCTCCTCCAGCCCGGCTCGGTTGAGATGCCGCTCCTGCTCGATCCGCAGACGGTCGGCCAGCCGCTGCTCGCGCTGCGCCTCCTTGATGGCGATCTTGTGCTCGGCCTGGAGGGTCGTCAGCTCCTTCGAGCTCGACGCCATGCTGTCCAGCTTCCCGCGGGCAGCGGAGGCCCCGCGGCTGAACAGCGTGGCTCCTGCGCCCGTCAGACCGCCCCAGAGCGCGCCCTGGCCGGCCCCGGCCAGGAACGTCTCCGCGCTCAGCTCCTTGTCCTGTAGGACGCTCTCGCTCAGCACGTGGCCGGCCCCGTAGAGCGCGCCCTCGACGGCGTAACCAGCCCCCGCGGCGGCGGCGCCCTCGATCAGCCCGCCCGCGCGACCCGCCTTGACGACGAGGTCCCCGGCCCTGCTAGCCAGCCCGGCTGGCGAGAGCCGCGCCGCGGTCCCGGCGGCACCAGCGCCACCTGACAGGAGCGCCGGGGCGACCGTGCCGGCGATGTCGCCCGCTGTGGCCGCGATCGGGTGCACCTCGCGCCGGGCGGCCCGCTCGTCGGTGTAGTCGGGGCCACCCAGGAGCTTGGTGGCGGCCCCGTAGCCGCCAAGGGTGGCCGCGTCCACCGCCCCCTCGACGAAGGCCCCAGCCACGCCACCGGCGCCACCGTGCTCCTGCTGGAGGAACGCGCGCTCCTCGGCCGTGCCCAGCTCGCCGGTGGTGGCCGGGCGGAGTCCGCCGGACGCACCCGCCGCAGCGAGGTCCTCCGGCGTCGCCTGCACCACCCGGCCCTGCGGCGTGGTGACCGCGACATTCGCGCCGCCCGGAGCCTCGAACTTGCCAGAGGCGATGGCGTCGCTGACCGCCTCGTTGGGTACGAACTCCTCACGCCCCGCCTGCTTGTTGAAGAGGACGGGCACCTACTTGACCCCGTAGTACAGCTCGAGCTCGGCCTGCGGGGTCCCCGCCGGTGGGACCGTGCCAAGGAGGCTCGGCGCCTCTCGCTGGCGGACCAGCGCGTTGCCGACCAGCGAGCTGGTGAGCTGGACGTACTCGCGCTCGGACAGGTCGCCCTCCGCGCGCCGCTGATCGAGGGCCGTTTTGATGGCCTCGATCTCTGGCCTGGTGAGCCCCTCGTCCCGATCGCCCAGCGCGTCCAGCTTGCGGCCGAGCCCGGTGATCGCCGAAGCGCGCACCTCCGGATCGAGGTCCTTGGCGAGCGGGACGGTCAGCTCCTTGACCAGATCTTCGCGCTTGTCGGTATCGACCGGCTCCTGTGAAGCCCGATCCATCGCCTGGTACCGGCGGGTCGGGCTGGCCTTCGAGTCGAAGTTCTCCAGCTCGATGGCGAGCGACTTGTCGAGCCGGTCGTCAGACGTCTTGACGAGGGTCCGGTACTTCACCATCGGGTTGGCGGACGAGGTCCAGCCGTCGAGGTCGGGGATCTCCTTCAGAGCAGCGGTGATCTCCGCGTCGCGGTTGACCGACTGCGGGTCGCGGATCTTGGCCAGCTGGTTGGCGAGATCCACGCGCATCGTCTCGATCTCCGTGCGCGCTTCCGAGGACCATCGGCTCGATCCAGGCCCCTTGAAGACTCGCTTGTGCCTCTGTACCGCGTCAGCCATTCGAGCCATCGTGGTGCGGAACACCTCGTTGTACTTGACCTCCGCGGACAGGTCCTTGGCGCCCTGTTCGCCACGCCGCGCGCGCCCGAGCACCTTGCCAGTCGAGTCCACGACGGTGGCGCCGCGGTCGGCCTGCTCCGCCTCGCGGTTGTTCTTGTCGATCTGGGTCTGCTTGTACCGGTCGTCGATGCTGAGCGGCTGCTGCGCTGCGGCCGGATCCGGCTCGTAGCGGCCCGTCTTCGGGTTGAAGATGGTGCCCGTCTTGGCCTGGAACTGCGCGCGCTCCTCGCGCTGCGCCGCCGCCTGGGCCCCGGCCGCCTGCTGTCGAGTTCGGCGCTGCTCGAGGGCAGCCTGGTCGGCGCGCACGGCACCGCCGAGGAGGTCGGCTCCCTTCTGCCGGATCTGCGCGGTGAACGCCTCGGCGTTGCTCTTCACCGTCTGCGACTGCGTGCGCGCGGCGATCTTGGCGACGTCGCGCTCCAGCCGGGCGAGGTGGCCGGCCATGCGCGTGTTGTACTCGCCGAGCCTGCTCTGGCTGACCGAGCGGAAGTCGGCGATCTGGTCCGTCTTGAGGTTGATGAGCGTGCCCAGCCGCTCGCGGTCCGCCATCTGGAGCTGGACGTCCTGATCCATGCGCCCGAGGATGAGGTCGAGCGCCGGGTTGCTCGCCTCCTGCCGCCCGGTGAGGGCGCGCCCGAGGTCGGCCAGCGCCATGCCCACGCCAGCCATCACGTGGTCACCGGTACTCATCTCGTGGAACAGCCGGCCCCGGTCCACCTTGTGGTTGGCGAACCGATCGATGAGCTTGGTCTTCTCGGCGGTGAGGAAGGCCTCCTCCTTCGCCCGGTACGCCGCGTACTGCTCGCGCTGGCGCTGCTCGTCGGCGAGCCGTGCCTCGTTCGCGTCGTAGGCCTGAGCGGTCTGCTCCGCCCCCAGCGACTCGGCCTGCGCCGCCTGCTGGCGAGCGTCGGACTCCTGCTGAAGGCCCCCCAGGCCCATCTGCGCGGCCTGTACGGACGTCTTGGGCACGGCGTCGGGGAAGATGGACGGTGGCGGCTCTGGGGCTGGCGCGGGGCCCGGGACGACCTCGGGCGGGGCCGCTGGCGGCGCCAGCTGCGGCACACCGAGGCCCGGCGCCTGCCTCAGCGCATCGGGTGGCAGCACCTCACCGGCGGGCGGCGCCTCGGGCTGGCCGGGCGGCAGAAGCTCCGGCGCGGGCGCGGGCGGAGCGGCGGAGAAGTCGGGCGGCAGGATGCCGTTGTCGGGCGCAGGCGGTGCGGGCGGCGGTGCGCCGAACTGCTCGCCGAACGGGCGCGCGACCGTGACCGTCTGACCCTGGTCTGTCAGATAGGTCTGGGACTGCGCGTCTTCGGCGATCAGCTGCGGCATCTACTTCTTGGCCTTCTCCAGCTTGCGAAGCCGCTCGTTGAGACGAGCTGCGCTGGCCAGCGCAGCACTGATGGCGGCGCCGTTGTCGAGCATCTTGCCGTTGGGCGTGTCGCGCACGATGCGCCGGCCGGCCTCGGACTTCTCGAGATCCTGGGCCATGATCATTGCTCGCCGACCCTCGCCGTACGCGCCCTCGTCCTTGTAGCGAGCGGTGTACGACTTCATTCCGTCCAGCATCTTGTCGATGTGGCGAGAGACAGAGCGAACGTCCTTCTTGAGCGTGCGGTCGCTGGCGGTGGCCGCGTTGGCGGCGTAGGTGCCGCCGGTCTGCAGCGCGGCGCCCACGAACTCCCTGCCCCAGCCCGGGTCGTAGTTGCCGACCTTGATGCCCTCGGCCGCGATCATCCCCTGCATCTCCGCGGCGGAGACGCCGAACAGCTGAGCGAGATAGGCCTGCTGGGCCTGGTCGTTCATGCCCATCGTGGCCAGCTTCGACTGCATGTTGGCCAAGCTCGTCGCCTGGTTCAGCCCGGCCTGCTGGAAGATCTGCTGGTTCTGCGCCGAGAGGTTGGCCAGCTTCATGTTCTGCTGCAGGTTGGCGTTCTGCCCGGCCATGCCGATGTCCTGCTCGCGGCCCTGGCTGATGACGCCGCCGAGCTGCGCGTTGGCGGCGGACTGGTCCTGGAGCGCCGCCTGCTGCGACAGGCCAGCCGTGTTGAGCCCGATGTTGGCCGCGTTGCTGGCCGCGCCGCGCGCCGCCAGCGCCGCGTTGCCGCCGCGCCCCATGCGCGCCATGGCCTGCTGTTGCGCGATCGCGTTGTTGCCCTGCCGCTGCGCCGCCAGCTCGCCCGCGCCCTGCTGCTGGCCGCTCGCGATTCCGGTGAGGCGGTCGGCCAGCTGCATCTGCTGGGCGCGGAACTGCGCCTGCATCCGCGGGTCGAGTTGCGACGCCTGCCCGGTGCGGACGTTGCCGACCATCGTGTTGCCAGCCTGCGGCGCCTGCCGTCCCCGGACCGCGTCCAGCCCGGCCTGCATCTGCCCACGCAGATCACCGGCGCCGGGCAGCCTGCCGAGGTTCGGGTTGAGATCAACCTTCTGGCCCTGTCCCCAGCTGAGAGGGTTGTACCAACTCATGTCGCGCTCCTTGCCATTCAGTAGACCCGGCTCTCTGCGACCGAGTAGTGGGTGCGCTGGACGCCGCCGGTGAGGATCAACTCGGTGAGCTCGAAGCTGGCGCCGAACTGGCCAGTCGGCTCGACGTCCTCGAAGCGGAAGCGGACCGCCTCGCACTCCTGCCCCACGTGGATCTGGAACTGGTACGCGGTGTCGTTCTCGCCACCGTAGGGCCCGGCGCCGTACGCACCGTCTCCGTAGGGGGCGGTGACGCGCGCCTCGAGCGGGTCCACCACAATAGGCACGCCCGTCCAGCCGTCCTCGAAGTCGAAGCCGATGAAGACGCGCAGCTGATGCGTGGACAGGAACTCGCCGACCACGGTCACCCACCACAGGAACTGCCAGCCCTGCATGTGGCCTGCGAGCTTGAGCCACGCCGTCTCCATGCCCATGCGGATCTGGCTGTTGCTGTCGCGGTAGATGGCGGGCGTCTCGGTCCAGACCTGCCCGTCGTTGCGGAGGTAGAAGTACTCGCCGTCTACCACCACCGCGTCCGAGCCCTCGTGGTTGGTGAAGACCGACCACTGGTCGAACAGGTAATCGTAGAGCAGCGTCTTGCCCTCGTCGGTGAGGAACCGGATCTGGGTCCGGTCCTCGATTAGCGAGGTGGCCACGACGGCCTGCGAGTTGAACCGCTCGACGGGCGCGCCCACGTAGTTGACCGAGCGGTCGCGCCCGAGCATGTAGATGCCCTTCAGCGACTGGAACATCACGCCCACCGGCGTGTAGCCGAGCGAGTCGGGCGAGACGCATCCCACGTCGCTGGTGATCAGCTCCGGTGACGAGAAGCCACCGCCGACGTCGGGGTTGGCGAACGGGCCTGATCCGTTGAAGGCGAAGATCGCCGTCTCCTTGAAGACGATGACGATGTCGTCCATGACGATGAGCCCGTTGATGTCGCCACCGAACGGATCCACGTCCACCGACAGGAGCGGTGTCGCCTCTGCCGCGAAGCCCTCGGACAGCTCCTGCGAGAAGTAGACGCGCTGCGCCTGCGAGGAATCGACCATGAACAGGCGGTTCTTCCCGCCCGCGATGAGCCGGACAGCGCCGAGCGGGTCGTTCGCCACGATGCCGCCGTTGGTGTAGAGCGGCTCCTGCTTGAGCAGCGTCGCGTCATCCATCCCATCGAAGAACGTCACGGTGTCCACGAGCGGGTCGTTGGCGAGGTAGCCGTTCACCTGCCCGGCCGTGGTCGGATCGAGGCTGGCCACGCGCCCGAACAGCGACGCATCGCCGTCGAGGCTGCGGTACACGCCGATGCGCATCCCGGGCTTGGTGGTCCACCGGTAGGTGGGGATCGTGACGATGACCCGCCTCGGCCCGCCGGTCACCACGACGAGCACCGCCGGCGACACAGGCCCGCGCTCCACCTCGCCGTTGGCGAGCGTGTTCTCGTAGCAGACGACGTAGCCGTAAGTCCCATCCGCCAGGCCCGGCCCGGTGGTCACCGGATCGAGCACCGGCGTCGCGATGTCGTCGGGCCCGTAGTGGAACCCCGCCTCCTGCACGCGCTGTCCGTCGTACGCCTGCAGGAGCCCGCCGGCGATGTACAGCGTCTTGCCGAGCTGCGCCGAGCGGAACGCGTCGGGGGAGAAGAAGTCCAGCGACACGCGCCGGATGCCCTTCTCGGTGAACACGTCGCCGTCCCGCGACTCGACGTCGGTCACGTAGATGGCTGCGAAGCGGACCGCGCGCCCGGCCGGCCCCACCTCGTCGCTCATGGTCGGAAGGTGCGACTTGACGATCTGCCCACCCGCCAGACCGGGTAGGAAGCGGGCCACGACCAGCCCATCGGAGACGCGCTGGGTGTAGTAGGTGCGGTAGAGCGTGGAGTCGTGCATCGTGTGCACGTAGGCCTCGCCCTCGTCGAGGAACGGCTCGGATCCGAGCACCAGCCCGCGCTGCAGGCGCGACTCGAGGAGGGTGAACAGGGCCGCGTTGCTGTCCACGAGGAACATGCGGACCTGGTCCACGGTCCCGAAGTCCTCGCTCACCACGCGGATCTCGCGGTACCCGGCGTCGCTGTCGTCCCGCAGGAATACGCACGCGATCTTCGCGGCCGCACCCCCGTCGATGCCGCGCGACACGAACTCGGGCGCCAGGTCGTAGTCGAGCATGACGTACTGCTTGGACGCTGCAGCCCAGACGACCGCGATCCGACGGTCCGTCGCGACGGCCACCGTCTTGTCAATGGCCACGCCCAGTGAGTTGTTGGGCGCCTCGGAAAGCACCACGGGGATCGGGAGGCCCAGCCCGGCGCCACCGATCGTTCCCTGCTGGTGGACGTAGGCCACGGAGATCTCGCCATCCGTGTTGCGCCAAGCGATCACCGCCTTGACGTCGTCGGTGTCCACGTCGTAGAGCGGCAGCGCCCCGTCGATGTTCGTGAGGAGGATCGTCTCGGTCGCCGCCGTCGGGTTGGACGGGTCGATGCGCCAGACGCGGATCTCCTGCGACGCGGTGCGCACCCAGTAGACGTGGAGGAAGACGCCGACCGCGTGGACGCGAGGGCGCTCTCCGCCTGCATCCACCTGCAGCGGGGGCACGATGGCGCGCCCGGTGTAGTCGTCGAGCACCGAGTACCAGACGCCGCCTCGGCTGTCCTCCCACGCGTACACGGCGATCCCGTTCAGGACCGCCATGTCTGCCATCGTCTGATCGCTGCCCGTCTTCGCGACCGCCTCGTGGTCGCAGATGACGCTCTGGACGTCGCCGGCCTTGATCCACGCGCTGGCGTCGTCCACGAACGAGAACGCCTCGTCGTTGCTGAACGCCACCAGCTCGTACTGGCGCCTACCCAGCGCCAGAGGCTGCGGGAGTGGCTCGTCGGAGCCGAGCACGAGAGACCCCAGGTCCTCGTAGCCGCCGCGCTTCACCAGCGATATCGCCTTGGTGAACACCGCGTTCTCGAGGGCGAGCAGCTTGCCTGGCATGACCCCCTTGCGGTCCTGCTTGGTCTCCACGCCTCCAGCGAACTGGACGATCACGTTTTGCTCGGCCAGCTCAGCCATTGCGCCCCACGTGAGAAGTGCTCATGATTGGCTGATGAAGTTCGCCCCCGTGTCCGCTGTCTTCCTTCTCGTCCTCGTGGTGGTCCTCGGCATGAAGTGGCGCGGGGCCGCCGCCGACCTGGAGCGACTGGAGGCGGGCATCCAGGACACCATCAGCGACTCGCGGGACTGCACGGAGCGCACAAGGGCGGTGGCCGGCAAGCTCTTCGACGCCTGCGAGGCCCTGCGCGACAAGGGCCTCAGCCACCCGTCCTGCGCCGCGATCGAGTAGATCGCTCACGGGATGTCGGTCCCCACGGTCACGGTGCACACCTTGCCGCCGACCCCGGGAGTTGAGATCTCGAGGATGTAGTGGTTGTTGTCGGTTCCGACCAGTTCTGTGAGCCCGGTCGAGGTCAGGTTCTGGCGCGCCGTCCCCGAGCTCGAGGGCAACGTCTGGATCACGGTCGAGGTCCCGTCCGTGTTCAGCCGCATCAGCGTCGCCACCATGGTGGAGACGGGCACGACGCGAACGGCTACCGCGAGGATCCGCTCCCCCTCGTCCAGGATGATCGGGACCTGGAGTACGTCCGGTGCGGCCGTGGTCACCCACTCGCCGGCCCCTGTGAAGTTGCCCGTGCCCGACGTGGGCTGTCCGGCACAGGCTGGGATATGGCGCACCCGCTGCGATCGCTTCGGGCCGGTCGCGGTCACCACGCCTGTCGCCGAGATCGCCAGCGACTGCGCCTGGGCCGGCAGCGCCGCCGGGAAGATGAAATCGTAGCTGGCTGCCAGTGCGTTGGGGCTGCGCAGCTTCACCGCGGTGGTGATTCCGCTCGAGCCCTGGAACAGGCGGATGTCCGAGCTGTCGATGAAGGCGCGGTGGTTGGCGGCGCGCAGGAAGTTGTAGATCGCGGTGCCGCTGTCGAAGTTGGCCTGAGAGCCGCCGGTACCGTAGTCGCCGGTGAAGCCGCCCAGGAGCGCCGCGTTCAGGCTGGCGCCGCTGGTGAGCTGGACGAGCACGCCGCCAGACGTCTTCCAGTAGAGCTCGAAGTCGACGCTGGAGACGAACAGGCACCGCGAGAGCGCCGCGATGGTGGTCGGGTCGATCGCGGCCATGCCCAGCGCGCGGGCCTGGGTGAGCGAGAAGTTGGCCAGCGGCAGGTCCGCGTTGATGTTGAGGCCAGCCACCGGGATCAGAACGCCCTGCCCGCTCGAGTGATCGTGCGCATCGAGGGTGTCCAGTGACGCGTTGATCTCGGTCCCCCAGGTGCCGATGGAAGCACCGTTGTCCGGCTTGGTGAGGACCATGTTGGGAGTCGAAGTGCTCATCTCAGATCACCACCAGGAACGCCTTCACGGGTGCGACCCCGCCGTTGAACACCCACAGCTCTCGCGTCGGGTGTGGGTTGTCGGCTTGCCGGTTGGACACGACGACGCTGTCACCGTCGGTGCTCCACAGGAACTGGCGGACAGGCCGCCCGGTGCCATGCTGGACCTTGTTGAGCCCGGGCTGGAGCTCGACGTCGAGTCGAACGCCCTCGGCCAGCGGGTGGGCCACCAGCTGGTTGACCTTGGTGACCATGGCGTCCTGCGCCCGGTCCACCTTCACGTCACCGGTGCGCACGGGGGCCAGCTTGCCGATGCGTTGGACCGCCCTGCTTCGTGGCGTCTTGCCGCGCGCCATCAGCCGAACTCCCAGCGCCCGAGATCTGGCAAGTACTCCGGCTCGGATTGGTCGCGCGCCTCGACGGCGAACATGAGCCGCTTCTCGAGGCGCTGGATCATGGCCGCGTGGTCGGCGGCCGGGCGCCTGTCGCGCTCTGCGGCGCGCAGTAGCGCGTGCTCGATGACGAGGTCGTCGGCGCCACCGATGCCGTCGTAGAGGTCGGCGTCGAGCACCAGCTTGGTGGCGTGCGGGATGTACCAGAGCCGGACCGTGTCCACCGCCGTCGGGGTGGGCACGAACCGCAGGGTCCCTGCCTGGAGCATGTAGCGGTAGGTCCCGCCGATGCCCCAGAGCGAGTCCTCGGCCAGCATCGTCTCGTCGTCGATCTGGTAGGAGCGCAGCCTGGTCGCGTCGCCGCTGCGGACCAGGTCCACGCGACGGAGCTTGTAGAAGTCGGAGGGCAGCGCGACGGTCTCCACCCCGATGACCGTGGCCAGGTCGGGGTTGGTGCGCTTGGTGAGGTAGTCGGGGTTGTGCTTGGCGAGGAGGTCGTGCACCTCCACGATGCCGGCGTTGATGAAGCCGGTCAGGATGGACGGCGTCAGCGACGTCGAGCGGCGATAGCCTCCTCTCTCGGTCACTGCCGAGCGCAACTGAGCGAGAGAGGAGGTGATGGCCATCCGTCAGCGCCTCGTGATGACGCTGTTCTTGGCCAGGAAGCCGACGTACACGACCGACCCGGCCGCGTCGGCCACGGCATCTGCCGTGTCGCGCACCTGCACCGTCATGGTGCCGGCCTTCACGTCCACCGCTTCCACGTACCCGCGCGCGCCGGCGGTGCCGATCACCACGGGCTGGAGCGGGTAGAGCAGCTGCGGGTACTTTCGCTTGAAGGTGATCGTGAACTGGCCCGGGCTGTCGCGGACCACGGACAGGACGTTCCCGGCCACGACGGTGACCGTGGTGGCCGACGTGGTGAAGTTTCCCGTCTCCAGGACGGGCGCGACCTCCGGCGCCGTGACCTCGTTGCTCTCCTGCGTTCCTCGGATTGTCATCTTGTGACCTCAGGCGAGCAGGACGGCCATGTTCCATCCCGGCGCGCAGCAGAAGAGGTTGCCGTACCCGCCCACGCGGGCCTGGTACGAGTCCGCGTTCTCCATCTGGTGGAGGATGCCGGTCCGGTTGAGGAACTTCGGCATGTCGCCCAGCGAGCGCAGCTTCCAGCTCTCCCACTTGCCCACCAGCATCTTGTTGGCCGGAGCGGCCCACGAGGTGCGGATGGTGACCATGGCCGACCCGACGCGGATCTTGAACGTGTCGTACCCGATGGTCTGGGTGCGGCTCGACGGGACCTGCGTGTTCTCGATGATCGTCTTGCCCTGAGCCGACAGGATCAGCTCGGTCATCGTGTCGGGGTTCATCAGCACGAAGTCGGCGGTGACTCCGTGCTTGCCGAGGGTGCCGACTGCCTTGATGAGCGTGTCGAACAGCGGCTCACCGCGTCCGTCGCGGAACAGGCCCGCGAGCCGATCCGGATCGTCCGAGCGGGTGACGCTGAAGAACGGCGTGGCCAGCCCGGTGCGGTCGGTCGGCACCCAGTCGTAGAAGCCGATGAGGCCCTTCCCGAAGTCCCCGTTCTTGAACAGGTACATCGTGGTGGTCTCACCGGTCAGCGTGGTGTCGATCTGCGCGGTGAAGGTCACCGTGCCCGCCTCGCGCTGCACCGACGCCACGGTCATCGGACCACCGGCGAGGACCGCACCAGACGTCCCGTCCGTGGTGGCGAACTGGATGGTCTGGCCCTTGTAGAAGTTGAAGGCGTCGGCGGGGTCGTCGAGCACGACCACCGTCGAGGCGAGGACGGTCGCGGTCGAGCTGCGACCGATCCAGCCACCTCGCCCGCGGAAGAGCTTCGCCTCCATCCGCATGGTGGCGGCCTTCATCTTCCGGTCGATCTCGTCGATCGCCTTGGCGAATGCGTCGCGGTCCTTGGCGCTGGCCTCGATCGTCTCGTTGTCGAGGATCGCGACCTCGTAGATCTTCTGCCGAAGGATCGGGATGAACTCCTCCGGGATGCTGGCCTGCGCCTCCGAGATCGACAGAGCGATGTCGGCCGAGCCGCCACCGCCGATCTGGTAGATCAGGCCCTGCGAGAGATGTCGGCCGCCAGCGTTGGTGTCCTTGGCGATCTGGCCGAGCGTCGGGTTGTCCAGATCGGCGAGGTTGTAGAGCCGATCGGTCGTGTAGTGGATGTAGAGCGCGTCATTCCACGCGGTCAGGTCAACGGTTGCCACGGGTCACTCCTCGGTGACCCGCTCGCTCTGCTACGTCTGCTTGTGCCCCTGCTGAAGGACCCGCCACGCCTCGTCGATCGACTTCTCGCGATCGAGGATAACGCGCGGTGCGGTCAGGTTCGGTGCTTGGGCAGCGTCTGCGTTGGTGAGCGACTTCCGTTGCGGCGCGGGCAAGCTCTGGGGCGCCTCGAGCGTGGAGGTCGAGCCGCTCGCGCCTTGCGGTGCGAGCAGGTTCTGGTACTTGGTCTTCTTCCTCTCGAAGACGGGTTGGTAGTAGAGGTTCGCCAGCTTGGCGGCCTCCTCCGGTTCCGGCGGCTCCTCGCCTCGCTCGATGGCGGCGACCATGATCTCCCACACGACATGGCCGGGGTCGTCTGCCTCGGCCATGAGGTACGGATAGGACGTGGTCTCAGCTTCGAGCATGGTGGAGAGCGCGCTCACGGCAGCCTCGACCCGGTTCTCCCGGTCCTTGGACTGCCACTCGTCTCGCTCCGCCTCGGCTGTCGCCCTTGCCTGCTTCAGTTCCTCCAGCTCTCGCTGAAGGCGGGCGACGTCGCGCTCTATCCGCGGTGAACTTGACTTCGAGTCTACTCCGAGGATCTCGGAGGTCAACGATTCATAGAGGGCAGGCAGCGCCGCCTTGGCCTTGTCGGCCCCGCCGTAGGTCGCCTCGAGCATGAAGCGGTGCGCGCCAGCGTGATCGCCCTCGGCCGCCAGCTTCTCGGCCTTGGCGAACAAGGTGAGGCGCGGCTCGTGCCCCTTCAGCTGCTCGCGCTGAGCGTCGAGCTGCTGCTTCTCGCGCATCAGCTTGGCCAGCGCCTGCCCCTGCCGGCGCTCAATGACCTCCGCCGCGGGATTGGGCGGGGGCGGCGTTTCCGGGGCAGCAGGCTCGACCGGTGGCGTCTCCGGGACTGCTGGCGCCTCCGAGACGGGCACGGTCGGCGCTGGAGTGGAAGGGGAAGTCACCCCAGCGCCAGCCGGCGCGCCCAGAACTCCACCTGTGACGGTCACGGTCATGCGGCTCCCATCGGCATCGGCGGCATCCCGCCGGCCATCGGATCCATCGGTGGTCCCGGCGGCGCCATGCCCGGCGGCCCCATCGGCGGCGCGCCGCCCATCATCGGGTCCATGCCAGGCGCTGGCATCCCGGGCGGCATGGCGGGCTGCGCGGGCGCGGCCTTGGCCACCTCGGCGTCGCACAGTTCGATCCAGTTGCGGACGCGAGCCAACACGCCCTCGGGAACCTTGGTCTCCCGGCTGCCCTCGGTGGTCTGGTGCAGAAGCACCGCCTTGCCCACGGAGATGCAGAGGTCGAGATTGGCGTGCGGGTCCGGCGCCGGCATGGGCGCGCTGTCCTCGAGCTCCACCTCGCCCTCCTCGTCGAGCTCGCAGTCGAGGCACTGCTCGATCGCCCACAGCGCGTACTCGATGGGCGCGTTGCGGATGAGGTTGGCCTGCTCGAGGTCGGGGAAGTCCATCAGGCTGGCGGCCCACTGCGGGTCGAGCATCCCGGTCGCGGTCAGCTCCTCGATGGCCTTCAGCTTTCCGGCGCGCGTCTTGGGCATGTACCCGGCCGCCTCGAGCCGCAGCTCGTACTTGTCCGCCTCCATGTCCACGGGCCACTCGATCTTCTGCACCACGCTGCGCTTGATCCAGCGCACCTCGCGGGGCTTCTTCTCGGACTCGGCCAGGTCCTGCTGCGCGTCCACGATGAGCTGGCCCTGGTCGCGGTGGAAGCGGGCGTAGCTCAGCTCGAGCTGGCTGAAGCGCTCCGACTCGATGTCGTAGAAGCTATCGAGGGCGGCCCCGCTGGCGCCCGCGCCGAGCGGGTTCTTGCTCTGCGCCATGAGCTGGGAGACGCCGCTCACCTCGTACATCTGCTGGATGAGCCACTGGAGGAACTGGAACTGCGCCGGGCTGAAGCCATCGGGCGCCTGCCAGATGGCGTCACTCGGCGTGTCCACCTCGATGGTGTGCGGGGCCTTGCCGGCCAGATGCTTCTTGGCGATGTTGGCGCCGCGCCGCACCAGCACCTTGGTCGCGCTGGTGAAGTAGATGTTCTGCATCAGGTCGCGAGCGATCTCGTTGACCTTGAACTGGAGGGCGGCCAGCTCATCAACCAGCGAGCAGCCCCAGAAGCCACGGCGCGGGGGTGACCAGCGGATGAAGGAGAACGGGAAGCGCGGGCGCTTCCACGGCCCCTGGTGCAGCGTCTGGCCCTTGATTGCGATGACGTGCTTGCCGTCGCTGGCGTCCTTGCCGCTGGGCAGGTGCCACGCCTCTATGACGTCCACCATGGTGGAATCGCCCGAGTACTCGAGGTCCAGCTCGCCGTCGCGCTTTCCGGCCGGCGGAGCTTGCTCGACGGCGCGCTCGTGCTCGGAGTAGTCGCGGCACAGCACCTCGCGGGCGACCTGCTTGACGTGCTGCATCTGGCGAGGCTTTCCGTAGCGCGCCTCGCGTTCGTCGAGGACGATCTCCTCGCACGGGATCCGGTCGGCCACGATGTCGCCGTTGTGCGCCACGATCTTGCGCACCCCAGCGCGCGTGATGAGCGCGTCGCGCAGACAGAGCGGCGCCTCTGCCGCGGTGTCGAGCCCCTCCATCTCGCCCGCGATGAGCTTGTCGATCAGCTTCGCCTGCCGCCGCTGCGACCACTCGGCACCGTCGGCGGCGACGCGGATGGCGGGCTGGTCGTTGCCGATGCGAGCCACCAGCGCATCCACGATCTGCCGGCAGAAGTTGAGGTCCGCGCTGGTGAAGCCAATCGATCGCAGCGCCGTCGCCGTGTCCACCGCGCGCCCGATACCGCCGGCGACGTTGCTCGAGTAGATGCGCTCGTTCACCTGGTCGCGCAGGACGCGCAGGGTCTGGCGCTTCTGCAGCGTCTCGACGTGCGACCACACCGCGTCGGCCTGCTCCTGGCCCGACTGCGTCCACCAGAACTGGCCTGGTGTGCTCATGCGCCGTCGTCCTCGGAGTCGGTGTCCATGTCCGTGTAGGGGATCCCATAGGACCGGGCAAACGCCTCGTGCGCGCTGCGCGGTTCCGGCTTGGGAGGCGCAGTGCTTCCGTCGATGACGAGGTCGTCCAGCTCCAGCTTCACCGATCCGGCGTCCGCCTCGATGCTGCGCACGCGATAACCGTGCGCGCGCAACGAGAGCAGCACCTCCACGATCGTGGCCTGCTGCTCCCTAGTCATAATACGAAGTTGCCTCCCGCTCGAGCTCGTCGAGGTCGGCCTGTTCCATGGCCTGCTCCAGCGCGACGTAGTACTCGGTCGAGCCTGCCGGTGGCTTGGGCACGGGCCTCTGCGCCAGATGCGCGAAGGTGTGGCGATGGCCGTAGAGCCCACCGTCGGTGATGTCGTTGGGGATGACCGGATCCTCCTTCATCTTTCCGGCCCCGGCGTGCGGCAGCCAGCGCACACGCTTCATCTGCTCGTGCAGCGGGCTGCCCTTGCGTAGCTTGATGCGGCCCTGGCGCAGGTCGGTGTTGAACAGCTGGATCGAGTCGAACTTGTGACTCTTCTCGGCCTCGATCATGTCGTAGCCGAACCGCTCGTTCCACCGCTTGCTCCAGCCCTTGCCCATGGGCGTGGCCACGCCGCCGATGTCGCCGGTGACGATGCTGATTGGCACCTGCCCAGCGACGTCAGTGAGCACGCTGAGCTGCTCATCCGAGTCGAGCTGCGTCTTGGCCCAGCTCGCCACCTCGAGCAGCTCGTCCCATTCCCAGCTCCATGCCCACAGCACGTAGGCGAAGGGGTCGGGTAGGAAGCCGAGGTCACAGCCGAGGGTGAAGCGCCAATCCGGCCCCTCCGGCAGGTCCGCCAGCGCGGCGATGAAGTCGGGCACACCGCCCTCAAGGAACAGCGGCCGTCCGTTCTTATCCTTGCGCCAGACCGGCGGCGCCTTCCAGCGCGGCGGCGCGTAGCACACCTGATGCTCGGGCACCTGGTGGATGGCGTAGGTGAAGCGCGCGTCCTCCTTGACCCAGCGGGCGAACCACTCGCGCTGCACCTCGGGTGCATCGAGGGGCAGCCCCTGCTCGCGGCAGTACCGCGCCACGGTGCGCTCGAAGCGCTCCTCTGGTGTGGTGCCGAAGAACGGGTTGGACAGCACGTTCAGCACGTGGACGGACCAGCCGTGAAGCGGCTCCTCCTCGTTGGTCACGTCGTAGAACAGGCCAGCGAGGTCCACGCCCGGCGTGCCGGGCATGAAGATCTGGCCACCGTGGTCCATCATGGCCGGCCCCAGCGAGTCACGGATGAGCTCGGTGAGGTGGGGTGCCTTCTGCGCCTCGTCGATGACCACGAGATGCGGGGCGATGCCGCGGAGCTTCCCGATCTGGCGCATGTCGTCGGCGCCGACCAGGCGGATGATGCCGCCGCCGGGGAAGCTGAGCGTGTGCTTGGAATGGTTGGGCAACCCGCCGAGTTGGTATTGCTCGTTGAGCGTGAGCAGCCCATCGCGGCCGTTGCCCACCCATGCGATCGCCTCGCACTCGGGCAGCGTCTCGTTGACGTAGATGACGCGCGCGTGGGGGACGCGCACGGCGACGTCCAGCATCTTGCGGATGAACGACCGGCTCTTGCCTGAACGCCTCGTACCGCGCACCGCAACGAGCGGAGCGGGGTCGTCGATGCATGCCCTGGCCTCGGGGTGGATGTCGTCGAGGCAGGCGCGCAGCCGAAGGAGCACGCCGTCATCGAGCTGCGGGCGCGCTGCCTCCCGCCGAGCTTGCTCAGCGAGGAGGGCATCGAGGCTGTGCAGCGGCGCGCCCACACGAGATCACTTGCGACGCTTGGGCACGCCCGGGGGGGCGCTGGGCGGCCACACCTCGTCGGTGTCGTGAGTCGGGCGCTTGGGCCCGTACGGCGCGTGAGGCGACTCCTTCTTGGGCTCGGGCTCCGGCGGTGGCGCCTCGACTGGATCCGGTGACAGCGGCGCGCCGGGAACGCGGTAGGGGTTCACCGGGTGCACGATCGGCGGCATCGGCTCGGGCAGGTCGCTCGGCGAGCGCGTGGCCGGATCCTTCACGCCTGGCGGCTTCGAAGCGAACAGCGACTTGACGCTATCGGGGAGCGGCCCGATCGGCCCCAGGTCGAGGTCTCCCTCCGCGAAGCCCAGCCGGCGCTCCAACCATCGGAGCTGGTCAACGTTTCGGACGGGGTCGAACGGAACCACGTGGATCATCACTTCGCTCCCTTCGCTGGGGTCGGCTCCTCGACGCTGTAGATGACCGCGTGAGCACGCGGCACGTCGATGCGCATTCTGTCCGGCCCGCGCAACACGACATCGCGCCCCTCGAGCGCGCAGGTCCAGCCAGTCCACTCGGCAGGCTTGTAGTCGTGGCGCGACCGCAGCGGCGTACCACCGGTGACCACGAATGCGATGAAGTCCACGCGCCTGATGGTCATGGGACGTGCACCAGCTTTGCCGCGAACACGAACAGCGTGACCAGCAGGCCCGCCGCGAACATGATGCGACCCGCGTCCTTCACCAGCGCGTTCGACGCCAGCGCCCACATTAGCAGGCCCACGATGCAGACCACGAACGGGATGACCGCGATGACCATCAGTACGACCTCGGCTTTGGCCGCGGGCGGGGCTTGGGCTTGCTTGGCTTGGTGGTCATCAGCTCTCCAGCCACTTCTCGAGTGGCACGTAGTTGGCTGCCCTGAACTTTTCGGCCAGCTTCTCGGCGGTGCTTCCCGGCGCGGTGTAGTCGATCGGGTCGGACTCGGCGAGGTGAGCGCGCCCGAGCAATCGGCGGCACAGCCCGAACCCGCGGAACACGTTCTTGGTGAACGCGTAGTGGACCGCGCAGACCCAGGAGTCGCCCTCGTTGGTCGCGCACAGCCAGCTCGCGATGTAGTCGGGGTCCGCGCCGTCAACCGCGAGGTGTACTCGAGCTCGTCCCGAGTCGAGCAGGCGCGTCACCAGCGGACGATAGTGGCCGTAGAACAGCTGGGCCGGCGCTCTCACGTCCTGGCGCAGGGAGCGCAGCCACGAGTCCAGGATGAAGTTGCGATCGCCTGGCCCTGCATCGCGAAGCACGATGTCGGGCTCGTCGTCGAGGGGACCGGGGCCCGGGTGATTCATGCGGGCCGTTGCGGGTTCCGTGTCCGGGACATCCCCGGACAACACGCCCCGTCCCCGGTCCAAACTCACGCCTCGGCCACCCTCTCGTGGATGACCACGCGCGGCTCCTGTCCGTCGCGCCGCGGATGGCACCAGCACAGCACGGACGGCGTGTGCTCTCGCTCGCCGGGGAATACCGGCATCACGTGCACGTGGTCCGCCCCATCCTGGAGCGCCGGGTCCAGGGTCGGGCAGTCGGCCGCGTGTCCGTCGTCCTCGAGGCAGACGTGGCAGCTCTGGTTCATTCTCACGACGGCTGCTCCGTGTCGGAGCGCGGTCCGTTCACAAGCGAGGAGTGCGCCTCGCCGATGAGCTTGCGCCGCCACTGCCTGAGCGCTTCCTCGAGGTCCTCGTCGGACAGCTGCGAGGTTGCCTTGCGCTCTCGCTCTGCGATCTCGGACTCGAGCGCGAAGGTGCGAGCTGCCTGCGTCGCACCCATGATGCTGGTGTTGGCTACCCGGTAGTCGAGAGCGCCGTTGAGGACGTTGAGGACCACGACCTCGAGCATCTTGCGAATGTCACGCAGCGAGCCGAACCGGACGATTTCCGTTGACTTCTGCTCTGACAGGAACGCGGAGGGGGGGAGGTCGGCCACTCTCGCGGCGTATGCACGCCCTACCTGCTCACGTCAAGAGCGATGAGCATTAGCGGCCCTCACGCCTGTCTCTCTTGACACGAACCGTGCAGCTGTCGTGTATTCCGGCAGGGCTTCGCGGAAGCCCGGCTCAGCGGGCCATCACCCCGCCCCACGCCTCGGTGAGACTGTCGATGCCGAGCAGCATCGCGACACGGTCCTGGCAGGCGACGTCCACACCGCCTTGGTCCAGCGCCAGCTGAGCGAGGCGCAGGTACTCGACCTCGGTAAGGCCGTACGGCAGGAGCGCGAGCAGCGCGTCGTCGGTCATCAGCCCACCTTCAGGCGAGCGCCGAGGGCGATCAGCTCTGCCGCGGTCTGCTCGGTGACGCGAAGTGCGCGATAGCCGGGGAAGACCGCGTGGATGGAGGTCATGTGGATGGAGATGACAAGATCCCTGGCAGCGCCGAGCTTGTCGAGAACCTGGTCGGTGTTCGAGGTGTCCATGCGTGAGAGCTTCTCACGTCTCTCTCACGACGTCAAGGCCGATCGCCTTCAGTCGCTCGACCTCGGCTCGAAGGCGCTTGTTCTCGGCTTCGAGCTCGGCGATGCGGTCCAGCGCGGCGGGGAGCGCACGAGAGCCGATCTCCGACCAGCCCTCGCCGTAGTGGTCCTTCGGGTTGTCGGCCTCGGCCATCCGGGCCACCACCCACGCCTCCAGCTCAGGGGACCACGATTTCTCTCGCATCATCCACCTCCCTCGACGAGAACCACCCCGACGGCGGCGAGCGCCTCTTCCGGTGACCTCACGACGTGCACCTCGCAGTCGGCGACGACCTTGGCGGCGACTCGGAACAGCTGCTGGGTGCGCTTGAGCTTCTGCCCGTTGGCCGACTTGCCGCCCTTGGGGCCCTCGGGCGCCTTCACCTCGAGCAGCCTCCACGCGCCGCGGTATCCCACGAGCAGATCGGGGATGCCCGTCCCGTCCAACTTGCGTACGACCGCGCCGACCTTCTGCAGCGCCTCCACCACGGCCGGCTCACCCGGGTCGCGCCGCCCTCTGCTGGCGTGGCCGCGTGTCACCCTGCCCACCGTGCCAGTGCCACGATGACGGCCAGCCAGCCGAACGAGAACGCGATGAGACCGGCGCCAGCCAGCACCGCCTTTTCGAACCATGAGCGCCCCGCACGATCGGCCGCGACCTCGTCAGCCCCTCCAGAACGCGCTGAGCGGCCCGTGGTGCAACGAACTCGGTCCGCGGGCAGTGCGATGGGGGGCGGAGCCTTCCAGGTCATCCAGGGGCTCCTGGCGTCAGGGCCGCTCATGGTCGGCTCCTTTGCGAGGCGAGGCCTCCGCAGCTTCTCGAGCAAGTGGCCTGACCGCTACCTCGCCACTTGACCACGTACCGGGCCTGGCACACGGAGCAGCGGCGCTCGTAGCCCACCCGGGCCTGAGCTCGGCGCTCGTGCATTTCGCGCTGGGTCTGGAGCAGGCTGGAGCGGTCGGACAGCGCGGTGCCCTTCGCGCTGCGGATGATGCGTCGGGGCGAGACGCCGTAGCGCTCGGCCAACTCGGGGACGGGCACACCGGCGAGCAGCTCCTGGCGGATGCCGAGTACCTCGGTCGGCGCGAGGTAGACGGGCTGACCGGCGGCTCGTTGCTGGCGGCGCGTGCGCTGGCGGATGAGGTCGATGCGGTTCATTCGCCGTTCTCCAGCTCGCTCAGGATCACGACCAGGGCCTCGACGTGACCGCGCGCCCTGGCCAGCGCCTCGACTCGCTGCTGCGTGACGTAGCGGCTCTTCTGCGCCTTGCGTAGCCACGCATCGGCCTTGATGGCGTGGTCACGCGCGGCCACGAACGGGTCGCGGAACAGGTCACCCATGTCGTCGCTCATTGCCCCCCCCTTGCGCGCCCCTTGTCGGCCCCATCCCGACGGCGGCGCATGATGGTCTCCATGCCGTCGGCCGTGTCGCTGTAGCCGTTGCGACGCAGCCAGTCGAACTGCTCCTGGTTCAGGTCACGCCCGTCTTTCACCTGGCGGATGACGATGCCGACCTGCTCGGCCAGGCGCATCGCCGTGTTGCCCTTGCGCTGCTCCCACACCACCGCGCATGGTCTGCACATCGTGAGCTCGCCGTCCTCGATGGGGCGCTCGCCACGGCGTCGCAGGACGCCCTCGCTCAGCTGCCTGGCAATCTCGAGCACCCACGGCGACACCTCTACGCCAGCACCGCATTCGCGGCAGGGGACGACCCGGCCCTCGCCGGCAACGTGCTCGCCGAGGCGAAGAGCCTTGCCTGATCGCTCTCCGTCGTTTCGCGCGGCCGCGCGGCGCTCCTCGAGCAGCTCGTCGTCATCGCTCATCGGTCCCTTCCCCCGTCGCCCAAGAGGTGCAGACGAAACTCCGAATCGGGCATCACGTTGGGCTTGTGCCCGTTGACCTTGACCAGCGCGGCATCAGCAGCGAGCGCCTGCGCGAGGTAGTCGGCGAACTTCTCCGGCCCGAACAACGTAGCGGGCCGGAGGTACTGGTCCATCTTCGGGTCCTCAGCCCACTCGTTCGCTCGGTCCCAAACGACCTTGCGCAGGTCCATCTCGCTGTGCCCGCCGCGTAGGAGGCGGAGGATGAGACGCGCGTGGGTCGGTGTGGTCGGCCGGTAGACGCGCCCGCTGCGCTCACTCAGCTTGCCCAGGATGGCGGCAATGGACGCCGCCTCGGAAGCGGTTGGGTCGCTCGGCTTCGCCTTCTTCCGACCAGGCGAGGATCTCGGCTGCGCAGCAGCCGGCCCCGCGGCGAGCGAAGACACACTCCCTTCTTTCTGATCTGCAGAAGCAGAAGCAGAAGCAGAAGCAGAAGCAGAAGCAGAAGCAGAAGCAGAAG